TTACTTGCTCCCCATCCAAGCCCTGATGCCATAGATGGAAGAGCTGCTCCCATACCTGCTCCTTTTAAAGCTCCGCCGAGTGCACTCTTGCCTCTTGCTACGTGCTGCGCTCCCTGACCAATAGCACCGCCAATAATACCGCCTATTCCGGGCGCAATCATGTTACCAATAACTGCTCCTGCTCCACCTCCTATTACACTTTTTATTGCTTTCCATGGTTTTTTCCAGAAACTATATTCACGAAGTCCGGTAGCAGGATTTATCGTACCACTACCTCCTAAACTCTTTAATATGTGAGCTTCAATAGGATTAATATGAGCAAGCTCAGTATCACCTCCTCTTCCATATCTTCGGATAAGATCGGCAAGCTTCGGTAAGTCCTCATCACCAACAGAGCCTCCTTCTTTAAAGGAATATTGCGCTCCTGTATTATCATATGCATTACTGTAAGACATATTTGGATCACCATAACCTCCATCTTCATAACGAGAATCAGGCATTTGATTATCGCCATTAGAAACTAAGTTATAAGGATCGGAATTATTATAAGGGTAGTTGTAGGTATTTAAATATGGATCGTAATTTTGCATTTTTGCCTCTAGTCTATAACAAAAATAAACGCTTTATTTTTATTATAGCAGAAACAATCTTAATCCATGTTTTTTCGTAAATAAGGAAAAAGGAGCTAAAAAACTTAGCCCCTAAAAACAGGAAAAAAATGAGTAATTGATCTTGTGTTCACGTTAACATATTTTAACAAGCAAATCTAGGGGTATTTTCTAAACTTATGCCGCCTCTATGCGGTCTTGCGAATAATTATATTCCTTGTTAATCCATTCAATACAGGCTAGTTGCCTCTCGATACCTAAATCAGCAATACTCTCTACTCCTGCCTTGCTGCACCATTTTTCAATCATTTGGCTCGGTACATTATGCAATTTAATAAGTTCTATTAATTCGGCTAAAGTTTCGCTTGGTTCAGTATTTACTACTTCTTCCTCCTGATGAGATAATACAGAATCAAGTTTGCTACTTATGCTTTGAGCCTTATTAGGTGTTACATCCTTAGTTGCTATTGCAACATCTTCTATCTCTTCAACCATGTGCATCCCGTTTAAAACCTCTGGAACATGTGTGCGAATCAAGAGGGTGGCAGCTCTGTACCTTAGCATTAATTCCGGTAAACTCTGGTATTTAGCATTTTTAGTCCATCCCTCAGCTCTAGCCTCTTTCATCGTAATAGTATAGGATATTTCCCGGCCGCTTTTCTTTAAATTAGCATAAGCCGTAACTTTTAGATCATCCCCTTTTCCCTCTATCTTATAGCATATTCCGCTATCAAATAAGCCGCTACCGTTTGCTAAAGATATTGCAAAGCTACTAACCATTCCAAGCCTGCCGCTAATTACAAAAGTATTTTGCATCACGTGCATCGGGTCTAAATTCATTCTAAGTGCACTTTGTACTGCTATAAATACATTTGCAGTTTTTCCCCTGTAATGCGCAGGGATAATATCAGCACGAGCCATGATTTCTGAAAACTTTAATGCTTTCTCCATCATTTCAAGACCGCTTACCCCTCCTATAACTGGTACTATGTTATTCATGCTTTTCCTCTCTTGTTATTTTAAAAAAATCTATCTCAGTTGCTTATTTCCGTTATAAATAACGGAGTTTTACGAATTAATATGATTAATAATGTTAGCAAAAATTATGCTAGCAATAACTATCTCTAATAAAATCATTTCCTTTAATCCTTATTTAATTAAAAACATTCTCGATTGCTTAGTGTAGTTTGTATATTTTAAGTATAGCTCTTTTGCCTCCTCCTTGAACCTTTTTAAATCAAAAAATGACCTTGGAGTAGTATTTTTCCATGTAGCTATTACGTTCCCCTGATTATCTATTAGCACGTCATAATCTCTCATAAATTCCTGTATATCGGTCTTTAATTCCTCAATCGTACCCTGTATCTTACTTTCTTCCTCCTTGGCCACTTTAAGTTGTTCCCATTTTTCAAAAATATTACTTTCCGCTACTATTTTGCAATTATGCGACTGCGGGAATAAGTTAAACGTATCTCTGGTATTAACGCATTTAGGCGGTATTCTTTTTTCTATATGGTTATGCCAGAAGTTACAGGCTATCTTAATTAGCTTATCTTCCAGCTCTTTATTACGCTCATAAGTATAAATTCTAAAATCCTGTCCTGCAATTAGCACTGCTATATCAACCTTTGGTACATCGCATATACTTGCATAAAATGCACACTGGATAAGATAAGACTCAGGGATCTGGTCAGTCCCAACCTCTCCCCATTCTTTGCCCTTATTAAAGCCAGCTGTTTTACATTCTAGAACATACTCTCTATCACCTACCCATCTATCAATATTTGCTGCTAAAAATGGATATTCTTTGTGTTTTATCGGTTGAATCCACTTCCATACCATTTTACCAGTATCTTCACTATAAGCCTCAGCAACAGCTTCCTCTAAAAGATTACCCCACCTCATTGCAGGGCTAGTCTCGCACCTAATGTCATCGCTGGTTTTGTCCAAATATACGTCAAGAGCCGTGCGGTATGGATTAAGTCCACAGATAGCTCCCAAATCGCTCCCGCCTATATAATTTTTTCGCTCCATTAGCCATTTTTGCTTGTTTTCCATATAACTACCTTTATATATTTATAGCTTTATAGTTTTAAATATTCCTATAAATAATTTCTTATAATCGCTAAGTCCTTTAACATCTCTTTAAAATGTGGGAGTTGAGTAGAATATACTTTCGCTTGATATTCAAAAAATCCAACTGTCATATCAACAAAATCTCTTGGTACTACTACCCATTGATCATCAGTCTTTGATTTTAACCACATTGACAAGCTGTGCGTTGATATCTCGCTGTCCATACCCCAGAGGAGGTTGGATATTTCTTCACGAGGAATAAAACGATCTTTAATTAATGCCATCTTATACCTCTACTCCTCTAGTTAGCGAAAAGTAAGCCCGTAATTCTTGATCGGCCATGTAAGCATTATGCTCGGCTTCCTCTAGTTCCTGCTCTAATGCTAGCGGTTCATATTCGCTAGTATCCCAGTCAACACAATAGTCTTTTGCCTTTTCAAGTAAATACTCATACTGGTCTATATCTTGCATTAACTGGTAATAATTATCGCCGTAGGTTTCATAAGGAATGTTATAAAAGTTAGCTCTTTCTATCTGTTCCTCTACAAATTCTTCTCTTACCCTTATAACGATTCTTGCGAATGTTTCTTTAGTACTCTCTGGTAGTTCTAGGCTTTCAGTTTTAGCTTCATGAAATTTAGGTAGTTCCGTTAGGTTATCTGGTAATTTTGCTATTTGACGCTCATTAGAAATTTTTACCGCTTGTCTTAATTGCTCAAGATTAGAAAATACTTGCACCGCTTCTTTTGTCGGTAGTAGCATTTTCCTTAAAACTTTTTTTGCTTTAGCAATGCTGATTTCTTCTAAACTCGGCATGGTAGATTCGTAATTATCATGGCTTATTAATTCTATTCTACCATGATTTATTAGATCATTGATTTTCTCGTGATTTTTTGATTTTGAAAAAGCACCTTGACATAAAGGTGGGGTTAAGATATTTTGCATATATCCTCCATTTATGGATTGGTTATTGAAAAGTAAGAATTATTGGATCAATCAAACTATTTAATTCTTACGACTATATAAGGTTCTTAAAACGTCTTAAGCTCTAACTTAAGGCGTTTTTTTATACCTTATAAGATGAGTATAGAGGGAGAAAATAAAATTGTCAAGACTAGAATTGAATTTTTTTAAGATTTATTTGTTTTTAGTCTATTTATATTGTTCTGCATTTTAATAAAATTATCTATTTTTTTTTGCTGAAATCTAAAAGTACCTTGTTTTTGAGCATCTCTAACAATCAAACCATCTTTCTGAAAAGTATTTAAAGCAAAATAGACTGTAGACCTTTTCATATTTGTTAATTCGCATAATATATCTGGTTTTATACTTACTATTCCATCTACGGCTATATCAATTAAAGCTCCTAATACTTCATTTTGTTTTTGAGTGTAACCACCAAAATTTTTAATCGCATCTTTAAGCATTTCTTTGTTCTCCATAATGAATAATCCGTTAATTAATATATATTCATCTTAATAAAATTCAAGACCATTCTTTTTTTAATCTTGACATTATTAAATTATATTTTAGTTTAGTTCCATATAGTCTGTAAACAAAGACTATACAAATTAAATATAAAAAAAAGGATTTTATGTAAGAAAACTAACAATAAGTCATTTGAAAGGGGCATTTTTTTTAAAGAAAAACACCAAAAACTTCTAACCTTTACCAGTTAGGAGGATATGAGGATATTATCTAATAGTCAAGTGTTTTTCTTTAAAAATTACAAGTTAATAATAATTTTTAAGGAATATGGCAAAACAACAACAGCAAAATTTCACTAACACAGAATTATACCAAAACCAGCTAGGAAAACTCTACTCATTTAAAGAAGAGAAAGCCCGCTATCGTAAGAGTTATATTAAATGGGATAAGATAGATAGAGCTAATAGAAAGATCAATCCCGTCCGTCAAAAGTCCTTTTTTCTTAGCGATAAAGCGAATAAATTACTCAGCATTATAGTAGCTAAACTGCTAAAAGGTGAAAGAGTATTCTTAAATCACAAATATATTTCTACTTTTACATTCGTTGAAAGAAGACAAAATGTAAGAATTATTGAGGAATTAGAGGATATATTAGATATTACCTATCATAATTCTATCACTCATAACAGTAAGAAATATCGTTATAGTTATGAGTTCGCTCATAAGGAGCAAAACCTCGGAAATACCGCTTCTGTAGAAAATTCTGTTGAGACATTTTTGTCCCAACAAAACACTTCTCTCTATATATATAAAGAAAATAACAATATTGAAGATATAGATCTGGAATCTAATTTTTTACAAAATTCTAAAAGTTCTGTTTGTCCTAAAAAAACTGTTAAATTAAAAAAACGTCTTTCTAATCAGAGGAAAAAACCGACTAATGCCGAGCGTAAGGCAAGAGTTTACCATTTCAACCAGTACAAAGAGCTGCAAAACTTAAATTACCATTACCCTTTGATTAAGGAAGATGGCAAAAAGTTACAAAGCCTATCAGGGCGGGAATTTAGCCTAAATGCCATGAATGAAATACTTCTTGATATGTCAAAACGGCTCGACAACATATTTTGCTCAAAAGCCCAGTTTATGGTATATTTCGGTAAATGTTTGCAATTTGAGATGCGGGACGCTGTCAAAACTGGTAATGATAATTTCCGCATAAAAGCTAATATTCCCAAAGAAGAAGCTCCGAGAAAAACTAAGATGTTTGAAGAAACAGAGGTAAAAGCCTATGACCTAGAGAATAGAACCACCGATGGTTTTCAACCATTGACAAATACAATTAAAGCTTTATCTTTTCTAAATTTATAATCAATAAAAAAGAATATATGTCCAAAATATTTTTGGAAAAATTAAAAAGCTTTTGGAACGAAGATAAAATTGATTATTCCAATTTGAATGGAAATGATGTTTTTGTTGGTACTTTTGAGCGTTATCAAAGTTGGAGAGATAAATTTTATATTGTATTAAATAGTATAGAATTTTATCCACCTACAGAGGTTATAGATCACCCTTTCTTTAACGTAAATAAATTTATTTATATTAGCCAGTATCATTTTCACAATATAATCAATATTGGAGAATTCTTGGATAAAATAAAAGAAGGTGAGAAAGTTATTTTTAGTGCTAAACTTAATCTGTCAGCAAAAAAAGAAGATTCTTATAACGTCAAAGAATATTTTACACATGTTAAAATTATAAATTGTGGGTAATAAACTATTACTTATTATTCTTAACTATTTCGGTAAAATCCGACCAGTCTTCTACTTTAAAAGCTCTAATATCTCGTACTGAATCAGAGAACCACTGAACATTAGATAGCTTATTAATTACCTTGTAAACAGTTGTAAGATCGTTTTTCTCATTTTTTGAAAGATAAAGGCTTCCTTTTGTTCCAATAAAGCCTAAATCTTCCATCATTGCCCTAATTTCATCATAAGCTTTGTTATAAGGCTCTCCGTAATGTTCCTTTAACTTTGCTACTTCCATGTCGAATGATATTGCGTACATAACTGCTCAAAAATTTTAGAGTTATAAAATGGGGTAAGCTAGGACTAAGTCTGCAAACCGCAAAGACACCACACACGTAGCGGACATTCACTTCCCTTCGCATTACTATAACACCAAACAAAGCTTAATTCTACTAGGTTTTTTAGATTAAAGTTAAAACCAATTATGTCACTATTAAAGCAAGATTATAAGCTTTTCTTAATTTATCTTGAATATCCTGTTCCTTATTATCAACTTTAACAAACATACCTTGATCATTTAAGAGATAGAGTTCTTCTTCTTGTACTTTAACAAATAATATTCCGTCTCTATAAATACCTACAAAATTACCATGCATACGATATTCTACTTGACCTATTGATACCATGACTGTAAGTACTGTTCTGACTAAATGTAAATACAACTCCATTTGTTGCTCTACTTTTAAAATAAAATTTTGCATTATAGATAGAAAACCCATAATGTATATAAAAAATCCTTAGGTAAATACAAAAAAATCATTTACACTTGAATAGACGGCAAGTCATTTTAAAATAATATTATTAATTAATCGTTAATTATGGACTATTTAGTACCTTGTCAATATTCAGTCAGATTGATAGAAAAACTGAAATCTTTAGATACTAAAAACGTATTAGATTTTGATTTGATTAATAAAGCTATTTACTGGGCTAAGAAGTATCATGGTGATCAGAAAAGAAAGAGTGGTGAGGCTTATTATACCCATCCGCTAGAAGTAGCTTATATGATATCTGAACATAGGTTAAAAACCGATGTAATAGTAGCTAGTATATTGCACGATATTATTGAGGATACGCCAGTAACCGCAGGAATGATACTTGATAATTTTGGCTGGCGAATAGCTGAAATGGTTGACATGCTTACCCGCGATAGACCAGATGGTAACAAGTTAACTGTGAAGCAAATATTAAATAATGCTTATGAGCTTAAAGATGAAGAAGTATTACTAATAAAGTTATTTGACAGGTTGCATAACCTAGCTACCTTGGATGCAATGACAGATGAGAAGAAAAAGAAAATTGCTTTGGAAACATTAAGTAGCTTTGTATTACTAAGTGTTAGTTTAAACATAAACCAAGAGTCTAATTTAAACTCTCTTATTTATAAAATTATCTCACTACCTACAGGGATTAGTTCCGTTAATGAGCTATACATGCTTTCTGAACTGAAAGAGAAGAGTGTTCTATCTCCTCTAATTTTTGAAAATGATAAGATGCAAATATAACACCCAAGGTTAATGGTAACATAATAACGAGTATCCCCCAATTTCCTAATATACTTACTAAATAGACTAACCCAAAAGAACCAATAGTATACATAATCAATCTAGATATAGCGTATATAAAAACTGTTAATCTAAATCTTTGTAAAATTGGAAAATGTGAATAAATAACAGGTGCTGCTGGAATATCAGTAGAGGATGAAATTAATATAAAAGATTGAACCAATAAAATATCAAGTGGTGTGGTAGCTTTATCTATTAAAAATGGACAAAATATTACAAATATAGAAAAAGCATATAATCTAAATTGCAATATTTTTAAAGGTGGTAGTTTATAACTTAAGATACAAAAAATACTGTATGCAATTAATTGTAAAAAAGAAACAATAATATTATGTCTTATGATATCTTCAGGAGAATAACTAAATTGTGTTTTCAGTATTTCGCTACAGTAAATAAAAGCAAAATAAAAACATATTGGCCATGTGCATTGCATAAAAAAGAAAGACATTATAGTCTTATAATGTGCTTTTAAAAAATATACGTTTTCCTGTTTCTGTTCTAGTAATTGACTTTTTAACCTTTTTCTTGCATCAGAAAAAACTGTTGTTTCTTTTAATCCAATTCTTGCCCTAAAACCTATTGCAGCTACTATAGCTCCTAAGAAGAATGCTCCCCTCCATAAATAATCAGTTTTAATAGCTATAAATGATACCAATAAAGCTATTGTACCACCTAAAATACAACTTATAGATAACAAAGATACCGCTGGATATACGAAAGGCTTTTTTATAAACTCTGTTAGATATATCTCTGATGCTACTACTTCTCCCATTGACGATAAACCCTGTAACATACGACAAATAGTAACAATAACTGAAGCAGTGATACCTATTTGATTATAAGTAGGTAGCATCGCTATTATACAACAACTACAAGCCATTACAAACGTGGTTATGATAACAACTATCTTGCGACCTATTTTATCTCCTAAATAACCAAATAATAAAGCTCCAAAAGGTCTTAACAGATACATAGAGCAAAAAGAAAAAGCGGCAAGCAGAGAAGCAGTAAAAGGGTCAGTTTTAGGAAAAAACAACTCATTAAGTAGCACTGCCATATGAACATATAACATAAGGTCGAAGTACTCCAAAAATGTGCCTATCGACAACAATCCTACAGCTTCTTTCTGTTCTCTTGTAAGACTTTGTGGCTTTTGTACTTTCATATAAACTCAGTGATATTGGTTGATAATCTTTAAGTTAAGCATTAACAGCAAGAATATTACAATAGGTATATTAAAAAATTTTGTCTATTTTCTGTTTTAGTAGCAAATAATCAATATAAAATTTTCCTCCCACGTATAATCTACTCATCTTTAAGCTCATCATCAGTTGGTATTATTGCTACAATTATCTTATGTTTCTCTAGGCGTTTTATAGACTCTATGTACTCTTCTCTGGTAAGACCTAATTTATCCATAATATCATCATATTTTTATTATTAAAAATATTCAACACTATTACCATCCATAAAATTATACTTGCCTTATCCAAGTATGCATAAGGTTTTTAAGGTGATCGCCCTGCAGTTTTTTCCCTTAATCTTTGCAGCTTTTTTTTATTGTAAAATCGTGCACAATATTCAGTTGAATAAAAAATACTTCTTTTTATGATTAATTGGATAAACAACAATATTTCAGATAGCAAATTCAATGAGCTTCTACATCTCTACCTTCGAGATCAATATCCTAGCCTCAGTAAAATATTAAGAAACTATATAATAATACTGCTTCATTTTTGTGATTGTGAAAAAGAATTCCATATCACTATTTATGGATTGCAAAATTTATTTTCTTGTCAAGAAAGAAGAGTATACGAAATAATTAATAAGCTCATAGAGTTAAACATATTAATAAAGACTTTAAAGCCTTCTCATAACGGTTTTCGTGTTAATGCAAATTCTCTATATTTTTCTTTCAATCTCCCAGAGATGGTTAATGTTAAAAAATTAAAAACAACTACTTTTTTTGCTACTTATCTAAAAATAGAAACTACAAATTACAAAAATAAAGAATATCAAACTGCTCTATTTAGAGATGTACATAATGTAGACAAAAGCATTCAACTAAAATCCTACAGAATTGATTACGATCAAAAAAATTCTAAGTTTTTAGAACAGTTGAAAAATGGAGATATTATAAGTTTTACGCCACCAATTACAGTGCCGATAATTAAGCACCAAAATCCTGCCGATCTAAACTTAACATTATTATCTAATTTTTTTGTTAAAAAAAATCACAAAAATACAGATTAGTTTTATGCAAATAGATGAAGTCAAAACGATAGCATTTCGCATACATAGAATTTTGAAAGAGAATGAAGGGATGCTTATGTACATGAATTTTATAAATATTAATAGATTTAATTTTAAAAGAGAAAGATGAACAATAATATTCAAGAAATTATAACTTCTATATACGATTGGTTTGATGCTAATCCGGCTTTTAAAGTTGTTAGTAAATCTTCTCACTTTTGTTCTACGGAGAATTTTCTATACCACTCTGCGGAGCTACATTCTCTTTTGATTCAAGCAAGAACTATTCTTAACGATTTTTCGGATCATATAGAGAAAGTCAATTTATGTCTGATCAATCTCAACGGGGAAATTAATCGTGAAGTATCTAAAAAACGCATAACAAAAGAGCAATTGGATCTACTGTTAAGGGATGATACCAGTCAAATCAAAATTAAAGATTTATTAATAATTGCTAAACGTTTACAGCGATTTGCCGGTAATACAACCGGTGAAAAATTAAAGAATTCAAATCAGATGTTCTTTGAAGATGTAATAACGCTATCAAATTTGATTATTAAAAAATTTGGAGAATATTGCGAGAGCAATAAAGACAACAATTTTAGGGATTAATATTAACACTAAATTAAATAATAAGGAGTTTTTAAAATGGAAGCACAAGAATCAATTTTTGATTATTCAACAGCTAAAAATCAGGATGACTATAGCCCGATACCTGATGGGACTATAGTAAAAGTAAAATTTACTATCAAAAAAGGCGATTATAATAATGAGGAGCACGGATGGACTGATGGACTTGCGACATTAGGACAATCAGGAGCAGTTTATCTTAACACTATCAATACGGTATTAACCGGTGAGCATAAAAACAAGAAAATATATCACTTGATCGGTTTATATAGTCCAAAAGGACCTACATATGAGGAAATGGGTAAGAGCTACATAAAAGCCGTGCTTGATTCGGCTTATGGACTAGAGCCTAACGATATGAGCGAGGAAGCCCGAAAAAAGCGTAGCAAAAAACGCAGTGAGCTAGAGGGGCTTGTACATCTTGTAGAAGTTAAAACTACCCATGATCATAAAGGGAATTTAAAGAACGAAATAAAGAAAGTTATTACACCGAATGATATTCGGTATGGCGAGGCTATGGGCGTCAAGATAGAAGATGACTTTGATGATGAAATACCATGGGAGGAGGAGAAATAGATCTGATGTTTAAATTGAGTATGGCTCAAATAAGAGAGTTAATAAAGAAAGGTTATTTAAGCCCGGCATTTTCTGAAATTATGAATAATCGTATTAAATGGACCGAGTGGAATCCAAATTTTAGGGCTAAGTATCTTGTTGATCAGCTTGGCAGGGAAAATATATGTAAGCTTTATGAAGCAATTAACTCTAGAAAAGGAGGTAATGTTATAGGTCGTGCTTTTTTTGATAGAAGGTCTATTTCAAAGAGAAGATTAGAGGTTTTAGAGTATGCATATAAGCTATATTGCAGGAATTAAAAAGGTTTTATTTCCATGATTTTACGAGACTATCAAAAAGAGTGTGTAGAGAAAAGCGTGCTGGCATTAGGGGAGCATGGTAACACTCTTGTTGTTGCGCCTACTGGATCCGGCAAAACTATCATACTTTCTGCAATTATCAAAGAAGTGTTAAAAGAGCATCCTGATTACAAAGTATTAGTTCTTGCCCATAGAAACGAATTAGTTGCCCAAAATCGTGAAAAGTTTTTAAGAGTATGCCAAGGCGTTACGACCTCGATAGTAAACGGAAGTAGTAAAGATTGGAGCGGTCAAGTGTTGTTTGCCATGGAGCAAACGGTTACTAGAGAAAATAATCTATGTAACATGCCTAAAATAGACTTGTTTGTTATAGACGAAGCCCACCATGCCCCTGCTGACGGATATGTTAGAATAATTAATAGAGCGAAAGAATTAAACGATTTGCTTCTTTTACTTGGAGTTACGGCTACTCCTAATCGGGGCGATAAAGTAGGGCTTGGGGAGGTATTTGATAATTATGCATATAAAATAGGTATTAAAACGCTGATTTCTTCAGGGCATTTAGTTCGCCCTAGAACATATGTAGGTATATCGGAACAATCGGTAATTGCCCAAGAACAATTAGAAAAATTAAAAACCAATAATTTAGGTGAATATAACGAGAATGAAGTTGCGGCTATTTTAGATACAAAGGCAATTAATGCAGATGTTGTAAAATATTGGAATGAATATGCCGGCGATCGTAAGACGGTAGTTTTCTGCTCTACTATTGCTCATGCTAAAAACGTTTATAACGCATTTAGCCAGTCCGGGATAATGACGGCAATAATTACGGGTGAGACTACACATGAACTAAGGCAGTTAATATTTGAGAGGATGAATGAGGGGGTTATACAAGTAATAATTAATGTTGCGGTACTAACGGAAGGGTGGGACTATCCCCCTATATCATGCGTGGTGTTACTGCGTATGACTTCTTTTCAATCAACAATGATACAGATGGTAGGTCGCGGTCTTAGGACTGTAGATCAAAGAGAGTATCCCGGTTTAGTTAAGACTGATTGCGTAATACTTGATTTCGGTATTTCTTCTATTCTGCACGGCACATTGGAGCAACAGATAAATTTATATCCTAAAAAATCGGAAGATAATGAAGCACCTACAAAAACATGTCCTAGATGTTCTATGGAGGTGTTTATTAAAGAAATGGTTTGCCCTGAATGCGGATACGAGTTTGAAGCTAAAGATAAGACGGCAACTAATATTTACGGCATGGATGAAATTGAAATGCTAAAGATGTCGGTATTTTCATGGCATAAGATACAAATAGATAAGAGAGAAGGGTACTGTTTATTAGCTCACGGCTTTAAAACATGGAGCTGCATTGTAAAGAAAGGCGAGCATTATTTAACAATATGCGGTTCTAATAATAGCAAGGAATACGATATAGAAACTCAAATCATATATAAGGGAGATAAAGCGGTAGCGATTTCTAAGGGTAATGATTTTCTATATGAAAGAGAAAGCGAGGAGGAGGCATGGAAATCAGCGGCATGGAGACAATATCCGCCTTCAGAGAAGCAGATAAACTTTATATCTAAAAGTAATACCCGCTACATTTTAGAGGAGAACACAAAGGGAGCTGCTGCTGCTGTAATAGCTTTTGAAATTAACGTGAAGAAAGAATTAAACAAATTAGCAAACGTAGCATGATGAGTAAAGTAAGGCCTGAGGATAATAATCCCGATATGAAACCGACTAATATGATTAGATTTGTAATAGGCGATAATGCAAAAGATATTACACTGCGTAATGTTGAATTATCATGGGTAGAGTTCAAGGGAGGAGTATCAAAACCGGTAAAAAAACGGGCTCGGTACGATAATAGAAAAGTAAACTTAAATACAAATGAGATTGAGCGTAATAAGGAAACGGGAGAGCCGAATTATCTTTCTCATCAAGAAGCAATAAAACAGGCGATATCGATAGAGAAGCTAAAACTGAAATATTTTATAGGCGGTTATTTTAGCGTATTAAAAAGAAAAAACGAAAATGTAGAAGCAAGAACCTTGATCGTTTTAGATATCGATAGTTTTAGTAAAGACATAGATCAATTATCGGAAATATTAAAATCCGAGTTAGGTAAATACGATTATATCGCATATTCGACGGCTAGCCATACTCCTAAAAAACCTTGCGTTAGGGTCATTTTAAGATGCAGTAAAGAGATAAAGGGAGAGTTATACCCTGGTATTGCTAAAAACTTTATTGATAAATTGACTTTCAAAGATGCAATTGATGTTAAAGCATCAACTATTGTCAGTCAGGCTATGTATTTACCTGCAATTATTGAAATAACGGATCAGCCTAGAACAGAAGAAAAATATGAATATGAATATTGGATAGAAGAAAATAGCGGATACGGCGTTAATATAGAAGATTTTTCTAACCCTATTATAGAAATGCCAATTGTTGATAGCGGCAAAACAATTAGTGATGATGTTTATGATTATAGCTACGGTCCCGTTAATACCGAAAAAGTTATAGAGTGTTTAAAAAAATATCCGGCAAAGTATTTAGATTATCACGGATGGCTCGAAGTTAGTATGGCGATGCACCATAATTATAAAGGTTCTCACGAGGGTTATAAAATATGGGACGGATGGAACGCCGAAGACGATAGATACGATGCAGTCAAAAACAAGCAAATATGGAAGTCCTTTAAAAGCAAAGACAAACTTAAAACATTTGCTTCGATTATTCAAAAAGTAAATGAGCGGGAAAAAACGGATTGGCAAAAAGATATCTTATCTCGAATAAGAGATTTAAAAGAAAAATTTAGCGAGAGCGAAGAGCTTATGCCGATTATTTGCGGTATAGCTAAACATTGCAGCACGTCTGAGGCGGAATATTACATACGGGAAATTAAAGATTCTACAAAATTAGCTATAGGTGCTTTAAGAAGTCTAGTTAGCAAGGAGCAGAAGAAAATAGCCGCCGAGGAGATTAAACGCAGCGCAAAGAAAACATTTAAAATTAGCGAAGAATTACCTCGAGCAATGTTTACGGACTATGTAGATAGCGATAAACCGCCAAGGACAACTCTGCCTAATTTTGAGGTAATATTGAAGGCTTATAATATTTTGATAAAACGGAATTTGATATCAAGGGAAGAGGAGATCAATATACCGGGGCAAATTTATTGTGCAGATACGAAGTTAAACGCAAGTTATAACCAGTTAGTAAGTATCTGTGAAATGAACGGACTACACAAAAATAATCTGATAAACGGATATTGTAGTAATATAGGTAGTAAGAATGTCTACAATCCGGTGCTTGATTTTATAAAATCAAAAGCCTGGGACGGAAGGGATAGAATTGAAGGATTGCTTGAGACGATAGTAGTAAAAGAGGGTTATAATACTGCTTTAAAAAATCTTCTTGTTAAGAAATGGCTTATTAGCGCAGTAGCAGTATTATGCTCAGAGAAAGGGACTAAAACAAAAGGAGTTTTGATATTACAAGGAGATCAATCTGCCGGTAAAAGCCTTTGGTTTGAAAAATTAATTCCAAAAGAACTAAAAGATTTTTATATGGAAGGTTTACAGTTAAATACGCTGGATAAAGACAGTGTAGCAATTGCAAACTCATGTTGGATAGTAGAACTCGGGGAATTTGAAGGATCTCTTACGAGTAGGCAAATAGCATCACAAAAAGCATTTTTAAGTAATGATAAAAGTGTATTAAGACGAGCATATGCTGCTAAAAATGAGACTTTTTATCGAAGGAGCGCATTTTGCGGTACGGTAAACCCGGAGGAGTTTTTAAAAGATCGCAGCGGTAATGTTAGATATTGGCCGATAGCAGTAGATAAATTATTACTAACCGATCATATAGATAAACAGCAATTATGGGCGCAGGTTTTGCATTTGTTTGAATCGGGTAGAACCTGGATGCTTACTCCTGAAGAGGAAAATTTGCTTGAGGCAAGTAATGAGAGTTTCTTAGAGACATGTCCTTATGAAGAAATGATAGTTCGGTATATTAAACCTTATTCAAAAAACATAACAACATGTCCGGAAATTAACAGAAAGACGGCAACGGAGATACTGCTACAAATTAAAGAAGCATGGGGTATTAGCGTTAATGTGGATCAAAGAGCTACAAGAGCCGTAGCTAGTGCTTTAAATAGGCGTGGTTTTAAAAGAGAAATAAGTGATAGAAGACGTTTTTACGTAGAAGCAGTTTAAAAAGTGATAATTTAGAATAACCTTAAAATCCTTATGGGAAAAGGTTTATAAAGCAAAAACGGGACGAGTCGGGCTGAGTCGGGACGAGTTTTAAAATCCCTTAACCCCTTATAGAAAAAGGGACGTAAGGCGAAAACGGGACGAAGGGACGAGTTTTACAAAAATACATATACGAGGAAATTTCAATTTTATTTTATATATAAATAAAAAATCATTAAAACTCATCCCTTCGTCCCGAATTATCTTTAAATAGTAGTAGTTATAAGGGTTTGGTAAGTGGGATGAGTGGCGGGACGAGTCGGGATGAGTGTTAAAAAAGAGCTTTTAAAATGACTAAATTATTTCTAGACGTAGAGTGCTATCCTAATTACTTCCTGATAATGTTTAAGCTGGAAGACGGGAGAAATAAATATTTTGAGCTAGATGAGCATAATGAGCTATCTGCCCGGAAAATAGAGAGATATTTAACGGAATGCATGACTATCGGTTTTAACTCCCGTATGTATGATATTCCGATGATAGAGTATGCCCTCCGCGGTGCTAGTAATAAAGCTCTTAAAATATTATCCGATCGCCTCGTTAGCGCCGAAGAAAAAACCTATGATATTTTAAATGAGACAAAATTATGGACTCCAAGGCACTATAACCATATTGACATATTCAATGTTCTACCCGGAAGGGCTAGTTTAAAAATGTACGGAGCAAGATTGCATGCACCGTTTTTGCAGGATTTACCGTATGATCCGAGTAAAGCAGTAACCGAAGAGCAGAAAGCAGAATTAAGGAAATACTGTTCAAACGACATAGATTTAACAATTGAATTATACAATTCCCTAAAAAAACCGCTTGAGATAAGGAATAACATTAATAATGAATACGACATTGATGTTAGAAGTAAAGGGGATGCGGGTATTGCAGAAATATTAATGCTTAAGTCTTTAGGTGTATCAAAAATGAATATTTGCATGCCTTATAATTACAAATTTCAATATATACCGCCCAGCTATCTTGCTTTTAAGAGCAAAGAGTTACAAGAATTGATAGTTACAATATCAGGATTAACTTTTAAGGGAATAAAAGGAGAAAACAATTTTAAGGATGGAATACCGGGTGAAATTAACATTAACGGCAATAGTTACAGTTTTGGTATAGGGGGACTCCATTCCCAAGAACAGCACAGGTCAATAGTTTGTAAAGATGACGAGCTACTGATAGATGTGGACGTAACCGGTCATTATCCAAAAATGATTATAGATAATAAATGGTCTCCCGAGCATTTAGATAAAGATAAGTTTAATACTCTGATTAGTAATTTTTATAACGATAGGGTGGTAGCTAAAAGGGATGGGAACAAAGCAAAATCAGAAACGTATAAAATTATACTTAATAGTATTTACGGCAAGTTTGGAGACGAGTATTCGTTTTTATATTCCCCGAGCTGTTTGTTACATACAACATTTACCGGTCAGCTTAGTTTGTTAATGTTGATAGAAATGCTGGAAGAATGCGGTTTAAGTGTGGTAAGTGCCAATACTGACGGAATTGTCGTCCGTGTTTTAAATAGTCGGTACGATTTGTTTAGAGAAATATGTAATGCTTGGCAGGAAATTTCTAATTTGAACCTGGAAGAAACAAGATATAAGGCTTTGTATAATGAGAGCGTTAATTCCTATATAGCCGTAAAAGAAGACGGCAGTTTAAAACGTAAGGGTTCATTTGTAGAAGGTGATCTAGCTCACAACCCTACAATAAAAGTATGCATGGATGCTGTAATAAATTACCTTCTTACAGGTAAATCCATAGAAGAGACTATTTTAAACTATGATACCGATCCTAAAAACTTCTTAATGGTAAGGAAAGTAGTATCAGGTGGTTATTGGAGGGGAAAATATCTAGGTAAAATAGTAAGGTGGTACTGGTCAACTACGGGAGAGCCTATATATCGTAAGCTTGATACTACACAGCTTAAAAAAGATGGAACTGCTAAAAATGATCCTAAAGTAGCAGGTAGTGATGATGCCTTTCCGATAATGGATTTAGATGACGGACTGGTAAATATCAATTATGAGAAATATATCAATGAAGCCTATGAGATGCTAAAGAACATCGGCGTAGAAGTAGCGGGTGGGAAAACCCATGAGTTTTTGGGAAAAATTGGAAGTATTGCTGCCTAGATTTTAGTAAAATCTCTCATGATTTCAAGAACTGAAATCAACTATGTTATAATTACTATAAGTTAAGAAAGAGCCTTTGCGTAGGAAAACTGCCAGGTACGGCTTTTTTTAGAGAGTTATAACAAAGAAACTAAAAGTATGTCTTCTACTCAACACTATCCCAGTAATCATGAAACTATAACATGGCAGGCTACTGGTATTAAACTGGCACATTTAAAAGAATATCCTAATAACCCGAGAAAAATAACCAAGGAAATGCTGGATAAACTAGCTTCTCATATAAAGGAGGACGGGTATCATCAAAGAATAATAGTAGATAGTGATTACACCATTATCGGCGGTCATCAACGCAAAAAAGCTTTATACATGGCAGGTTATGATGATGAGACTGAAATTGAGGTGTTAATTCCCAGTAGAAAACTAACACTGGAGGAAATAGACAGGTTAAATATTAGAGATAATCTAGCGTTCGGTGAATATGACTTTGATGTGCTAACGGAGCGGTTTGATATGGAGGAGCTATTATCTTTTGGCATGGATAAGGAAATGCTCGCGCCTATATTTGATAAAACCATATTAGAAGAAATAGGGGAAGAAGAGGAAATAGAACTCCCGACAGAAGCTACTTCCAAGCTTGGTGATATTTACATGCTTGGGTCTCATCGTTTAATGTGCGGGGATAGTACTAACCCGCAGCATGTTGAAAAACTAATGGGTGGAGCAAAGCCGATTTTGATGGTAACTGATCCGCCGTATGGAGTGAATTATGAGCCTGAGTGGCGTAATGAAGTAGGCAAAGGAGGTAGAAACACAGGCAAGGTACTAAATGATGATAGATATGACTGGTCTGAGGCTTACTCTCTGTTTACCGGTGATATAGCTTATGTCTGGCATAGTGCTAAGTATACTCATAAATTTGCCGAACATATAGAAAATAGCGGCTTCGAGTTAATAAACTTAATTATTTGGTACTAAGCAGGGGAGACTATCACAATAAGCACGAGCCTTTATGGTATGCGGTAAGAAAAAGCCAGAAAGTCAGGCATAATTGGCAGGGACGTCGTGATCAAACAACAGTATGGGATATAGATAATAATAATTACGGAGCAAAAACAAAGGAAGAACAAACCGGTCACGGTACGCAAAAGCCGCTTGAATGCATGCTAAGGCCTATACTTAATAACTCCGCGCAAGCGGAAGGAGTATACGATCCGTTTGGCGGTAGCGGTACTACGTTAATTGCATGTGAGCGGTCAAAGCGTAATTGTTACATGATGGAATTATCCCCAGCTTATGTTGATGTTATAATAAAGAGGTGGGAAAAAGAAACTAATAAAAAAGCTGTATTATTGAATGAGGAAAAAAATAAAATTGGATGAAGCTCAAATAGCTCAAGTAGAAGCATTAGCAGCTTACTTACCAATAAATAGAATTGCTGGATATTTTGGTTTTTCAGAGACCACCTTTCAC